GGGTGTTAAGCCTGATACGCGTAAGAAACGTAATATAAAGGATAAGAAGAAATAATGGCATGGACAGGTAATTTTAAAGACCAGATAGATGATTTGGCAGGAACCCTTACAGTTTCTGATGATACTGCTATCCAGCAATGGATACTTGATGGCTGCTATGATGTTCTTACAAAAGCTATTGTAAAGAGTGGCCCTGAAGAAGTCTGGAAGTTTGTGACTAAATCGGGAAATGTAACTTCTGTCGATACAGATGTTGATGAGATTCGCACTATATCTGGCGTAGTAAGGAATAGTATCTTTGCGACAAAGGGGATATGGGGCTTAAAGGATAAATATGCTGATGCTAATTCTATATATGCTGCAACATCCAATAGTCCCATATGGTATCTTGACAATGATAATTTAAGTATTTATCCAGCTCCTACTGGCGGAGAACCTGCTAATTATTATTATGTGCCTGAATACTCTATTACTAGCTGGAATACTGGCACATCTTCTATTAATAATTATCCTTCTGAGTATTATTATTATACAATGCTTTATGCTGCTATACAGGTATTACATAGGAGAATGCTTGATAGCACAGTTCCTACGACACCTACATTTGAAGTATTGCCTATTGCTCCTGATGTTCCAACAATAAATACGGTTAGCCTCACATTTAGCGAGACTCTTGCTGATGCCGCAATAGCTTATAGTAACGCTACTGCAGCTGTAATAAATACTATAGATGTAGATTCATTTACAGGGGCTCCTACATATGATGCTCCAACTACAGATTTATCAAACTTAGAGGCTTTTTCAGCATTTAGTGGGACATTATCTAATTTGTCTACTACTTCCGTGTCTCCAGATATACCAATTAGCCCATCTTTCACTACACCATCACCATCACTTCAAGATGCAACAGCTACTTTTACAAAAGCATTAACAGGTGTACCACCTGTATATGATAATCCTACAACAGATTTATCAGATTTAGAAGCTTTTTCGGCATTTAGCGGAACATTAGCTAATTTAAGTATCTCTGTAGTTCCGCCAGATACATTGGCAGATTTAACAATTTTAGCAACACCTCCAACTGTAGTCGGGGACCCAACTATAGCTTATGTTGGTACAGCTGTTCCTGGGGTAGCGGATGTAACAGGAGATGTACCTACTTACACTAAACCTTCTACCGTAGTTACGGCAGTTACTCCAGATGCACCTACGTTAGCCACAATAACTTATAATGGCCCTACTACATCGGATGTGTCTACTGCTCCAACTGTTGATACTATAGACTATGAACTTCCTTCGGCAAGTACAGCTTTTTCATCAAGACTTGCTGATTTTAGTGCATTAACTAGCTTTAATATAACAGCAGTTTCTCCAGATGAGATACCAGACCCAGCAATAGTGAGTCCTACTGTTAGTACTGTAGATTTGGCAAATATCACGGGTTCTATACCTTCATATACGCTTGTAGGGGTAGGTACTTCAGCTACTTTAGGAACTTTAGCTACACTAGCAATAGATGATTTAAGTATTACAGCTGCACCACCTGATGCTTTTACACCACAGGCTGTAACTTATACACCTCCTACGGCCGCAGTAGCATCAGCTCCGAATGATATTGCAGATATTCTAGACGTTGATGATGCTGGCGTAACTCCTGTTGTAGGGGCATCTAGTAATCAACCCGCATATTTACCTCCAGAACCGCCTGATGCTTTAGCCCTTACAGATGAGCTAGATAATATGAAGGAGTATATTGAAGATGAAGAAGATAATGAATTATCAGCGGCTAAGGGTCAGGAAATTTCTCAACGTATCGCAGATTTTAATGCATCTTTAAGTCAGTATCAGGCTGAGCTTGGTGAAGCTAGCGGTACTTATCAAAAGGAAGCCGCAATTTACCAGGCCTTAGTACAGCAAGATACACAGAATGCTAATGCCACTAATTCGCATGCTATACAAAATATGCAGAAAGAGCTCCAGCGTGCACAGTCAATTGTACAGACAGGCTCAACGGAGCATGCAACAGCATTACAGATAGAGCAGGCCAATACTGCAAATACACAGGCTAAAGTTATGCAGGATGCTATACAAACGGTACAAGCGCTTATTGCCGATAATAATGCTAAGATGCAAGAATGGACACAGGGTTTAGCTCATTATCAAGCAGAAGTCGGTACTGAAGTTCAGGAATATACTAACAATCTGAATAAGCAAACGCAGTTGTGGCAGCAAACTAATACTACCATTCTACAAGAGCACTCTCAAAGGATGCAGGATGCTCTAAATGTATTCAATAAAGAGAATGCTCAATATCAAGCCAATGTACAGGCTCAAATGGCTAAGTTTCAAGCTGATGCTGCTGATGCTATGAAAGAAGCTGATTTAGAAATTCAGGCTAATATACAGGATTATACATTTGAATTACAGAAATGGCAACAATCATTAAGTCAGTATCAAGCGGAAGTAAATACTGAGGTACAGGAGTTTACACAAAAGCTCCAGATGGAGTTACAGTCCTGGCAGACAGAACAGGCTAATGCTATCCAGCAGTATCAAATGGAAACAGCGGATAATATGAAAACTGCTGATATAGCAAATCAGGCCGCATTACAGCAGGGCCAAGCCGACTTGCAAGTTGCAGTTAGAGATAAAGATAAGCAATTAGAGCGTGAACTACAGAATGCAACAAACGAGATGCAGGAAATAATACAGGACAATCAGTCTAAAATATCTAGTTATCAGGCTGAACTTGCTGTTTACCAGGCTAAGGTATCAGCTGAAATGCAAGTAATTGGTCTTAATGTTCAAAATGAATTAAATGAATTTAATAAGGAAAGTGCTATATACCAAGCTAGCACAAGTACTATAATAGCAAAGTTTTCAGCTGATGTAGATGAAGCTAAGCAAGCTGGAGATATGACATTGCAAGCAAATATACAGGACTATACTTTAGAACTCCAGGCATTTCAAGCTGAAGTAGCATTATATCAGGCAGAAGTTGCTGATACAGTACAGGAATATAGTGCTAATTTACAGAAATATCAAGCTGAAGTATCGGTATATCAACAGGAAGCTGCTATTGAAACTGCTGAATATACACAAAATATACAAAAAGCTATACAAACATGGCAAGGTGAACAGACAAATAGAATAGCTAGATACCAGGCTGAACAACAAGATTCCCTTAATGAATTTAATGAGGATAATATTGTTTATCAGGCTGTATTGCAAAAAGATATGGCAGAATTGCAATCTCAGGTTCAAGCAGATATCGCTAAAATGAATAAAAGTACCGATGTTGATGTTCAGAATAAGGCACAGGTTCTTCAGCAAGAATCACAAGAATATCAACAAATCTTAGGTAAATATACTGCAGAGTTGCAGAATTACCAGGCTGAGGTCAATAGTGAGATAACACAGTATACTCAGAACCTACAAAAGGCTTTACAGACATGGCAAGGGGAGCAGAGTAATAGGTTTGCCAGATATCAGGCTGAACAGCAGGATTCACTGGGAGAGTTCAACGAAGATAATGCTGCATTTCAGGCTGATGTTCAGAAACAGTTAGCAGAGTATCAAGCTGATATACAGATAGCAGTTAAGAATGGTGATAGTGAAACACAGGTAGACATTACCAATAAGGCAGCAACTGTTCAGGCCGCAATAGCAGACTATGATGCTGCAGTTAAGAAATATCAGTTTTATTTGCAAAAAGCGACTACCGATATGCAGGGACTCACACAGACGGAGCAGAATAAACTTGCTAAATATAGTACAGAATTACAACATTATGGTGCTGATTTAGCTGTATATCAAGCAGATTCAGCTTCTAAACTACAAAAATATCAAGCTGACCTGCAAACTGAAGGTGTTGGCTATCAGTGGCTACAGGACCAATATGGTCGCTTAAAGATGGAATATGAGAAAGCATTCATGATAGCAGCTCCACAACAACAACAACAAGCGGAGGCATAATATGGCAGCAACATATAAAATGGTATATAAAAATCATTGCACACCACAGGAACAGGTAAATTTTACCACAGGTTCAAGATGGTATTTAGATAGTGATTGTGGTCGTAAAATGACTGGTGTAGCAAGTGTCACTGTAGATGGTACAAAGGCTTATGTTAGCAATCTTGCAGTAACAGATTCAGCATCCTCAGCTTTAACCTCAAGCGATGATTTTATTTTTATTAAGAATACTGGAGGTGGGAGTGGAGATGAAGTCCTCATTACTATTGATAATACTAAATATTATATTTTATTAGGTAGTGGGGAATGCTTTGCATCTAAGATTCATACTTCTGCTGTTGTTAAGGTTAAGTGTGCTAGCGGTGAAGATTCAACAATTGAATATATGGTAGGTACATAATATGGCTGATGATAGAAGAATAATATTTGGCACACATCTCATCCCACAAGAAGCTGCTGATATGGAAGAAAGTACCTTGCAGAAATGGACAATATTAAGACAAGATACTAGTGGAGATGCTGTGGCTAAAACATTAGGCGGCAAGGGAACTTGCACTGATTTAAATGCAACACAGTGGAGTGATTCATGGACCTCTATGGCTCATTCTCAGATGCATTGGGAAGATTGGGCTGACGCCACAGATGTAAGTGGTAATAGATGGGAAGATGTTGAGGAATATTGGAATGGAGCAGCATCAGTTGGAACAAGTTCTGGAGTACGACTTTCAGACGATGGAAATGATCTGTCATTCTGTTATATCAAGAATACAGGTGATTATGATTTAAGTGTAGCAGTTGATGGTGATAATGATTACTTTATCTTAGTACCACCAGGAGGAAGTGTGTATTTTCGTGGTGGAGGTCATGCAGATTTTAACTGTGACCAAGTTTACATGAAGGCAGTAGGTACGGCTACTACTGCAGAATATATAATAGCAAAGAAATAACGCCTTAATAAGGAGAAACTGAAATGGCATTAAGCGGAAGTACAATAGCAAGCACATTCTTAAAATTATTGAGAATGAATAGTGATACAATGGGAGCAGGTGTAAATGCTTCATACATACAAGATAGCGCAGATACTGATTCTGCTCTTGCAATAAGTCAGGATAGAGTCGGTAT